GCAGGAGTGGTTCCATTATTTCTAACAAAAGCAAAGTACGCTCCTTCTTTCTTTTCGTACCAACCATTCAATATAAAACCATCATCTTGTTGGTCACTAATTAAAATAGTTCCCCAACTATCATCACCTTCTAAGTTTATTGTTTTAAAAAGTTTGTTTTCTAATGGGATATCATTAAAAACAGATTGCATAATTGACGGATAGTTTATACCATAGTATCTATTTCGTACAGGATTAGTGTTATGACGGTAAAGATTACCCCCGTTAAACGTATAGAAGTAATTGTTCATACCTATCATCCAATCAGGTGAATAAGAATAAAAAGATGGAAAACCTTTTACACCACTATCATATGATAATGTGTATAATGAATCTGCGTTTACTTGATTACTCATATTTTATATTTTATGGACAGTGCACTGTGTCATCACAGGCTCTGCTTATTGGACTTACTTGTTGTGCATTCGTTGTTGTACCTGTAAAAGATGTTATTGTTCCACAATAAACCGTTTGCTCAACCTCTTGAGTTACTGCGTTTATTCTCTTGTATTGAATAACCTCATTAAGAGCATTACTCGTAAACCTGTCATTCATAGTCCAATTTTGTCCTGTAGTACAATCAGTTAAAGTAATCCTTCCACATAAGCTTGTTTCTTTTTGTGTAACAACTCCACTTTCTACTCTGTATACATAACCTGTAGGGTGTAAATACCATCCATCATTTACTGATACTGCACCATTTTTATCTGCAAAAATATAATCGTGCAGATTTACATTGTTTTGACTCGAACTACTGTTAACAGGAACGTGATAAACATACTCATCTAAAATTTCAGCACAAACTAATTCTTTACTTGAGTTATAACCTGCAAGAAGTCGAGGTATTTCTACAGGACAATCTATCGTTATAGACCAAGCAGTTTGATTACACACACCTATCGCTTCTACATCTACAACTGTAGGTGAAGGGTTAGGTTTAGGTATAACCATCACACAAGTTCCCGGAGGACCTGCAGTTAAAGCATTTTGAGTTGCATCTATAATAACAGTTTCCACTGCTCCTGTACTTACAAATGATGTCCCATTATATTCAAGTACGCTAACATTACTATAAGTACCCTCAATAGACCCTGCTTGACATCCACCCTGAGAACCTGTATTACCAATGAATGTAGGAACACCTGCAGTTGTAGATTGCAATAACCCAAACTGAGGAGAACTTAGTTTATTATAAACAGTTCCGTCATAAACTGCTTCTACACCATCAGGCACGGATTGTGGGTTAAACCTTACGATTATCGCTCCTGTATCTGTTGAAGTACCACCTGTATCAATTGATAGCTTGTATACACCTTCACCACCACTTCCCGAAATTTGAGAACCACAAGGGGTTGCACAACTTGGACAAAGCTGAGGTGGCAATAACTGACAATTGTTCCCAACAAAAACTTGTTCTCTTGAAACTGTTCCGTCTGAATAAAATGCAGCAGGTGCACAGTTGGTTAAAGCTGCATCTGTGTATACTGCAGTTGAGTTACTTAAGGTTGTTCCGTCTATGTATAATAAAGCCATATTCTATTTTTTATTCAGGTGATTCTTCGCAATTACAACAAGAGTTTAATAGGTCAGCACCTGAGCATAATTCTATTTGAGTAGGTTTTCTTAGGTCCCAAATTAAGTATAAATAATCTCCATCAGCACCATTTGGCATCGTAAAACTACTTTGATAAATACTTGGCTGACCCGATGTGTCAGTAGTTAAAGCATTACTCTGTGATATTAAAGTAGAAATTGATTGAGGTGTATTCGCAAAATTATCAGCAGACCTTAACCATCTAAATTTATTAGTGGCATTATCCCATACTGCAGAATCAGTAACAAACTTGTTCCAAACCATACTTACATTAGAACCCACAGTTGGTATACCTCCATCCCCTTGAAGTCCTGTAACAGTGTTATAATAACTCACAACAGGGTTACCTGCTCCCGGGTCAAATTGAACCAATGTAGATGTTAATGGAGAAATAAATCCACCATCAATATATCTGTATTGTGTATGAATGTCTAATCCTGACTCGTTAGCACTTGTAGCAACTACCTCAACAACTGTTATTGTTTTAGCTTCCGGACAAGGTACGGTTAGAGTTAGAGTAACTGCACTTGTACTTGTAATGGTTACGGTTACCTCAGTAGCTGAAATAACATCTTTTTGTATAACAGAATTTCCACTTGCACTTTGGTTGGGAACATTAGTTACATTCCCGTTGTATTCAATATCAACATCAAAGGTTCCACTCACGTTTGCAACAGACCAAGACACATCAACAGGTCCAATAGTATCACCCATTTCAAAACAAGCACTAAAGCCTTTACCTTGTAATATTGTTAGTTGTTGTGATACTCCACAAGCCACACAATCCTTTTCAATAGGTATTAAATCCTGATTTGAATTAATTACATACTCATTCATATAAGGGTCAAACCCTCCTAACTTTTGAGTTTCAAACTGAGTATTAAATAAATCTCTAAACCAAGTTCGGATACAAAATTGTGAAATAACCTCAAGATTATCACTCTGATAACTTGTTCCACTAAGTTTTAAAACTGAGCCACGTTTAGCATCTGTAAAGTATTTATCAGGACCCCACTGAGCAAAGCTTTCGGGGTTATGACTAATACCAAACTCTTCTATTCTTGCTACTTGAGTTCCCAATACCTCAGGTACAGATTGTAATAAATTACCTGCTCCTGCATCTGACAATAGATTCTTGCCTTGAAGAACATAAGATATCTTATCTTCTTGTAATGTTAGAACATCAGTCTCTCTTGCAAATAATTTTTGAATAGGTCCAAATGATTCTTCTAAAGCTTTAAAGTTTAGCAATCCTCCATTAAACTCATTAAGTCTATTTACATTTGACTCATCATTATAAATACCACTGTAAGTAATATCTGCTCCTCTTCGAACCATTGAATAATCTATAGACTCTGTAGATGTTACCCTGTTTCCAAGTTTAAAGTCTTTACCAAGTAAACTATCTCTAATCTTGTAGCTTTCTACTCCATTACCAAACGCATAACAATTAAAGAATTTAGTGTCAATTATTGCAGGTTGATTAGATGAAAATACTTGACTTTGTATATTACCTAAATGAGTTCCGACAGGAATTGCCACCGAACTTAAATTTACTGCAGCAGGGTTAGCCGGTGGTGTCGATGCACTAATAACTGCACTTCCACATTCTGCAGCAAAAGTAACTGTGTTCACATTACCCAAAGGATTTCCTTGAACTGTAATTTGTTGAGGTAAACCATTTAAGTCTATGTAGTCATAAACAACATCATTAACATCGCTACTGTCTACAGTGAAATTACATATGTTATTGTCCTGTACAATATCAAAAGTTTCAGAACCTTCATACCAAATATCCGGTGCTGCATCAAGTGGCTCACTTTCAAAAACACAAGTATTTTCTGCTCTAAAAACAGTAATACAAACTTTTAAATAAGACCTTCTTTTCTTACTGCTACCACAGGCTCTTGTACCTCTTGTTTGAAAAAACAATTGATTTGTAGTTGTGTTTCTATAAAACCCAAAATATACTGTACATAAATCTTGAGGAAGATTTCCTGTAGTTGTGCCTACATAATCTGTGTCAAAATCACAACCACTTCCCGGGTTACCAATACTACTAACACCAAGTGCTAATACATCTTTAATATTATCTCCTTCAAACCATTCTTGAAAGTTATCATAATCTTGAGATGCAACTGCCGTTTTATCTAAATTCCATCTTCTACCTTCACATTTATTACCTGAACCCTTTCTTCTAACCTCTATCTCAAAAGTAATTCTTGAGTTTGCAGGAATCGTGTAATCTGTCTGTGTAGAACCCGGAACAAGAGGGTCCGGTTGAGGTAAGCTTACTGTATAATTAACTTGTGGGTAACTTCCTGATTTCTTTCTTGTACTACTTTTACAACCATAATCTACAATAGCATTCTCTCCCTGTTGAACTGAAAAAGAATTAGCTTTAATCTTCATATAAGTTCCTGAAGGAATAGGTAGATTTTGAGTCGGGTCATCTTCAGATGCCACTTCTATAAAGTCTTTTTGTTTAGCATCCTTTTCAAGAACAGTAGCAAAAACACATCCGGATGTCGCACCATCTACATCTCTTTTAACAATTAATCTTTGACCCTCTGTGATTTTTTGAGAGTTTTCACCCTGTAATAAAAAGTACGTTTGACTGTCTTGTGGGTCGGTAAAGAATATACTTGAATAAATTGTTTCGTATGTTTCTCTATCAGGTTTAATTGCGAACTTATAATTGGTTGCCCAAAAAGGAGCAACCTGTGTAGTTGGTATGTTTACTAATATACTGTTAGCAGTATCTGAATCTGCACAAGAAAAATGAGTTGTGTTATACTGACTAACTAAAGTTGGAGTTGCACGATTAAACTCATCCATATAAACAATCCCAACCTCATATCCTCTATTACTATGAAGACTTTCTCCTGAGCCTAATTTGTTAAATAAAAGTTCTATGTCAACTGCTTTAAAATATTCAGTGACTATGTCTGTTGGTGCAGTAACATCGGGAGTAGCATATTGAATAGCAGGAAATGTAAACTTAACTATATCCGAACCCGGAGTAGCATCAAGCCTAACTGCTTGTTCAACTGAACTTATACCACTTTGATAAATTAAATATGTTCCATCTAAATCAGGCTTAAACAATCTGTTGAAAGCATCCGTCATTGTGCTACCATCATCTCGAGTAGCCATAGGTTGAATATTACCACCGGGTAATGAAGTACCTAACTGACTTGATGTTATAGTGCTTTCTGCCCATTCGTACACACTTGTATAATCTTGTTGTAGATTAAAAGTGTATTGGAATATTTGTTCTTCGTTCTGTTCTACAGGAGGAGTCCCTCCACCAAATGTACTGTGTTCAAATGTACATAACACCGTTATTGTAGCACCTGTTACTAAGTCAACATTTTCTAAGTCAAATTCTAAACCTGCATCATTTATTGTTTGAGCACCGTCTATTGTATAGTTAACACTAAAACCGGTTCCCTCAATTTCGCTATCATCAAAAGATTCTGAAACTCCTTCAGCAGTAAAATCAAGTCTAACAGGGTTACTGTCAGAAGTAATCATATCATAACCTTCTACATAATTACCAAACATCAATCTATTCCCCATCAAAGTCTGTGCTTTAGAAAGTAAAGGAACGTTGTCGTAAAGTCTTAATACTTCAGCCTGAGGCAGTATTGTAAATATTTTACTATTAGTAAATGAATAGGTTACATCTTGAAAGTTTGAGTAACCTTGGTCACTTTTATCAAGTTTTTCAATAATCTTTATTACAGGACTGTTTGCCTCTTTAAATAAAAGGTCTATTCCTTTAACTAAAGGTCCTCCTGTATTAAATGTAACTAAAGCCGTATTAAATATATTTACTACACCTTCGTTTAGATAACTCTCACCGGAGAACATAAAAGGTCCCGGATTAAAAGCAGGTGGTGTAAATTGTGATGTAGCTGAATATTCATCATCATCATATTTATATCTATATCCAAAACAAATAAATCTTTCTTCTAAAAAGTTTTCTTGAGTACCTGTTTGTAATAAAAGAATGTCCGGAGCATTAGTAGGTGGTTTTTTTATAACCAATATATCTTCTGCAAGAAATCCATCCACTCCACTTGCATCAGGATTAGCATAATTTTTCTGTACGTTTATCTTTCTTGGTGGATTAATGTTGTCTGTAAAGAAGAATAAATTCTCTACTTTATCAATGCCTGTAAATAAAAACTTATCATCAAAGTTCAAAGTCGTATTAACTCCACCACCATTATCTTTACTTATAATATGATAAACGACAATGTTGTTGTTTGAGTTCCAAGAAACAATAAGGTCTAACTTGCCTGTATTACTGTTTGTATAAGCAGGGTCATTAATCATCCAATAGATAGTTTCGTTTGCACCATCTTCAAAAGCACCAATACATTTAGCTTGAGAGGAAAGTGGAATACCATCTACCTGTATGTTGGTTATTAATAGGTTACCTTTCGAGTTCTCTATAACTCCTATTTCAGCACCCTCTGTTGAACCCATACGAACATTTAATGCATCAATGTACTCCCCGTTTGGAACGAGTCGCTCATCAACCATTTTGTTCATTTTACCCTGAGTAAAGTTTCTTGTTATATTCGCCATATTATTTTAGCCACTTATCTCTACCCCTTAAGTTTTGTAATAATCTTCCGGGATGTATGTTACTGATTCTAATTTTTGCATTTCTTAAAAGTGCAGCTTTACGCTTTCTTTTTCTTGCAACAATATATTCTTGAGTATTAAGTTTAGTGCTAAGTATTGCAAACTCAATGTATGCATAGATAAACTCCTCAAACAATTTATTTACTGTAACTAAACTGTCGTCACCGTTTTCCATACCATCAGAAACATATTCAAGTACGCATAATTCTCCTGACATACCTGAACTAAAATTAATCACACCACCTTTAGGATTGATTTTAAAAGTAGGATTAGCGTTTGCCGTCTCTGTATTTAAACCATATCGAGCACCAATACCATATTCGAAATACCAAGCACCATCCACACAATACCCTGACTTACCATAGTATTCAGAGTGTTGGTTTAAGTAGATGCTTTGCTTAGTTCCTTTTATTCTGTCGTAATCTAAATCTGAATATTGTGGAGATAAAGCATTACCATCAATGTCAAATAATATTCTACAATCATTGTCTTGTAAATATGCACCGGACCAATTAGTCTGAATGTTTTCTGTTAGAGGCATTAATAAGCCATCTCTATACAAAGAGATTCTTACCCAATTAACATAGTCTGAGGGAAGAACATATCTCAATGTGTCACAGACACTTAGTTCTAATATTTTTATTTCTTTAAATGCATCATAATTTAATTCTTGAATCGCTCTTTTTGCGTGAAACAAAACTTTAAATCTTTCTTCGTTGTTTACCAAGTTATGATTCCCTGAATACATTAACATAAAATTGTTAACGATATCTTCAAGAGAGACATATTGATATGAACCCCAATTTGCATTTTCAGGAGGTAACCCCCCGTTTTCGTAATACTGATATTGTGTTATGTAACTCATAATTATTTCTCTTCTTGATTATTACCTTGCTCTTTTGCTTGTGCAAATTGAACTGCTGCTACCTCCCTTATAGACATACCTGCGTATTGCAGTATCTTGTTTATAAGATTAACCTCATCATCATTTGGTAACTCAAAGTCCTGATAGTCAGGTTGAGATGCATCAAATGCAGGTTCTCCATTAGCAAGTGTTACGAAAGTCCACTTAGGAACAAAAGGAAATCTTATGTATTGACAAACAACTTGTCCCGGATGGTTTACTTCTTCATCAGGAAACATATCTCCAATCAAACCCTCTTGCGTATAAGCAGGGTAGGTTAGGTTAGGTGATGTAAGAATAGAGTTGTTTAGCATAGTAATTTTACTATGAGTAACTTTTTCTGCTT